AGTTTATAATTTAGATGTATTGTTTTTCACTTCTGCCATATCTTTCTGAATTTGAATGATTGGTTTTACAATAGCTCCTGTATTTTCCGAAATCTGAACCAATTCAAGATAAGATTGTGCTATCAAATCTCGCGTATTATCAGCGATATTCCTTGTTTCCGTATTTATGGAAAGTAGAGCATCTGCTTTTACTGTCAGTAGATTAAGTGATTGAGATTGAATAATATTCTGATTCTTTATTTCTTCTCCTGCAATCTGCAATGCTGTAAACCGCCCGTTCAACTCTTCGCCGGTATCTTGACTCATTGCCTGGAAGCCTTTGGATGAAGCTGACTGCGATGTTGATTCTTGCGAAATTTTATCATATCCGGTTGCTGCGACAAGCTCATCACGAAGCTTCATGGCTTCATCCACATAACCCATGTACTCATCCATCAGCTCCTTACGTTCATTATTATCAAGCGTACCATCATCTTTCATGGCTTCACCGAATTTGTCATACCATGTTCTCAGTTTGTCACTAAACTGTTCACCGATGGCATTTGACAGCATTGCCTGCATGAAATATTTGGATATGTCATCAGCAACATCCTCAGCACTCTTCTCCATGTCCATCAGACTGCTTACAAAACTGTCATACATGGAATCGAATGACATTCCGGTCAGACCCTCATAAAGATTATCGGTCAACTCCTCCAGTTTGCCGGCCTGCTCAATATAATCATCAAGTTTATCGGTTACACGTTCACCATAACCGCCTTTCCCGGCATTCTGCATCTTTGTCCATATATCAACATTACTACGGAGTTTTTCCATCTCTTCAGGTGTCAGCTCCCATAATGAAGAAGTTCCGGTAAAATTCTTGTTTATGTTCTGTTGAATCCATTTCAAGTCTTCGGCAGACCATCTCATGTAGTATTGCCAGCTCTTATGTGAATTATGGTAACCTGCCTGTTCACGGGCGATATTCAGATAATTGGAGTTCTGCTCTTTCTGGTATTCATAAGCACTTCTATACGCAGCTACGGATTTCGTTCCTTTGCTTGCCTTTATCTCATCTGTCAATGATTCGATAGAAGTCTGTAACGTCTCATTACGGTCGGTAAGACGATTAATGGAATCCTGTACCTCCTTTGCATTGCTTCCACTCCAATTAATTACCCCACCTAATGATGTGATACTTGTCAAAGCTCCTTTTATTGTTTGCAAACTACCAGTAACAATAGACATTGGTTTCATTAGGTCTATACTTCCAAGTCCATCCAACATCTCGCCAAACCCGGACATTGTTCCCTCCAACCATTCAGGTGTTTTTGTACCAAGCGTTTCCATGATACCGATAACTTGATTACCGGCATCGACATATTGACCTATCTCATCAACGCCATGATGTAAAATGGTAGTAGCTTCCGATAGCGCTTTCTGTTTGTTGTTTTTTGCGCTTTCAAGAGTAGCCTTTGCATTCTTCTTTTCTTCGTCTGTACCTTCTTTGAGCGTTTTGTTATACGCTTCCTGCGCTTCACGTTGAGCATCAGTGGCATCTTTAAGGGATTTAAAGGAAACAGACATAGCTTCAAAAGGATTGCGTTCTGAAACCTTATCATCAATCCTTTCGATAGCATCTACCAGTTCTTTAAGGTTTTCAGGAGATAAATCCTTTTGAGATGATATAAAGTCTTTAAGGTTAACTTTCAACTTTTTCAAAGTATCAGTAGAAACCTTGTCAAGATTACCAAAGACTTGTTCCCAATTCATATTTTTCTTGAATTGTTCAGCATCAAGTTTGAATATATCTTCATTCTTGATTTCTGTACGCTTCTCAACGCTTCGGTCTATTTTGGCTATTTCACTGGCATCACCTTTGGCTTCCGCTTTCTTACGGGCTTCCTGCAATATTGAAATATCATCATTAAATTTCTTTTCAATGGCAAGACGTTCATCGGCATAAGACAAATAGTGCTCTGCCAAATCCTTATATATTTTTTCATTACTGATAATGGCTATCTTGTATAGTTCATCATAATAGTTTTGCTCATCATCAGACAGCTTTATATCGGTGGCATCAAAAGACTTGCCTTTATTCTTCGGATTAGCTTCCCATGCAGCGCGAGCATCCTCAACTTTCTTCCGCAAAGCATCTTTTTTTTGTCGGTCAATAGCCTGCATCTCCTTTTCAAAGTTGAGTTCCATTTCAGCGATAGTCTTGGCAGAACCTTCATCCATAGCTTTGATTCGGGCTTCATCAACTTCCATCTGCAAATCTTCGGCAGAACGTTGCTGTTCTAATGATTGCTTATCAAGGAGGGCATTATATTTATCAGTCTGCTTACGAAGTTTCTCGGTTTGATTATCTTGTTTGGTTAATGAGCTTCCGGTAATACCGCCCAAATTTTTATAGGCTTTTTCAGTTGTTTCTACTCGTTTCTTAGCTTCTTCATACTGCTTTGAAGTAAACTTGGATTTATCCTTTTCTATTTCAGAAAGTTTCTTCTTAGCATCATCCCAGTCTTTCTTTGCTTTCTCATAATCCTGCTTGTAGGTAGTAGGGGACTTCTTTTTAGCCAACGCTCCATTAATTGAAGAAATAACGCTTTCTAAATCTCCACCTTTAACCATCATCCCGTTTACAACAAAACCATTGCGTTTGGATGCAGACGATTGAGCAAGTTTCAATTCCGCTTCAAGCTTCTCCTTAGAATAGTTTTTAAGATTGGATTTGTAAGCGGAAATATTATCATCCAACATGTCTTTCTGATACTTTTTTAAAAGTTCAGAGTTTTTCTCCATTTGCTCACGCACCTGTACGTATGACTGATTACCAGAAAACATTTTCCATATTTCTGCATCGGAATCAGACATATTCTTCCGTAAATCGGGATTATCAAATAGCTGCAAATATCTCCGTTGGTTAGCAATCGTTTGGTTTAGAGCATTATAATCATCACTCCTGCCTTGAACAGAACGCCTTGAATCTTCTTCGTTTATTTTTTGCTTCAACTTTAAGATATTCTCCAACTTTAGCTTTTCAATATCGTATTGTTCGAAAATTTTAGGGTATTCTTTACGAAGTTCTTCTAATGATTTTTGCCGAGTAAGAGTAGCCAAACTCTCATCACGAGCAGCTGTCAATAATTCTTCGATTTTCAGCTTGTGTTCCTGTTCTTTTTTAAATGCTGCATCTTTAATGCCGTTATATTCTTTTTGAGCACGGGCGGCAGCAGTTGTACTGTCAGACATTGCCCACATTGTAGTAGCAAGCCCACCGATAACGACAGTTAAAGCTACATAAGGATTGGTAAGCATTGCAGCGTTTAAAGCTAACTGCGCTTTTCGTGCCAATAAACGGGCATTGGTAAGTCCAATCTCCACAAGAGTATGTTTACTTTCGGCAGCAGTAACAAGCATCACTGCGGTCCGGTATGTACCATAAGTAACCACTAATCCAGCCAAGACCTTACCTACTGTTTCATAATTCTGAATCAACGAAGTTGTCATTTGAATACCGTCCATGATAACACTTTCCGACTTAGTTCCCAATTCGTTAAACACGGAATCCAAAGCATCCTGCATCATAGACAACTGACCATTGATAGTCTTTGAAGCATTCTCAGACATATTATAGAACTTACCACCTGCGGAAGTTGCATCAATGAATGCCTGTTGAACCATTTCAGCGGAAACAGCACCTTTGGACATTTCATCTTTCAAAGTTGCGATAGATTTTCCGGTCTTTTCGGAGATAATCTGTAACGGGTTGAATCCAGCGTTTATCATTTGATTCAAATCCTGCCCCATAAGTTTACCCGCTGCTGACATCTGTGAAAATGCCAAAGTCAGCGAATTGAACTTACTGGATTCCCCCATAGAAATATCACTAATGGCTTTCAAGTATTTGATAGTGTCTTCTGCTTGTATGTTAAATCCAAGCATCATCTTTTCTGCTCCAACCATATCTGACATAGTAAGTGGAGAAATCTTAGCCAGCTCCTTGATTTGCGGAATCAGTTGCCCTGCCATATCCTTTCCAACCATAGTCTCAATAGAGGTCTGCATGGATTGAAATTCTCCACGAACACGAATCATTTCAGAACCTAATGCCTTTAATACTCCAGCACCACCAATAACCGCCAATGCTTTTTTCCAAGATATAGCGATACCTTCGTTAGTTTCTACTACTTGTCTCCCATCATTCTTATAAAGTGTATATTCATCTCGGAGTTTCTTTACGGAAAGACGCGCTTCGGCTTGTTGTTGGGTTAATCCAAATAAAGCCGCCTTTTCTTCATCAAGAGCTTTGCGGGCAGCATTGTATTCTTCTAACTTGCTATTTGCTGATAACGGATTCCTTTTCAATGCTATACGATAAGCATCCCCAAGTCGTTTTACATCCGCTTCAATATCCTTAACTACCGCTTTTTGAGCAAGAATCTTCTCTGTGAATCCATTCACTACCTGAGAAGCATCGAAGATTTTCCTTTTGAATCCCGTTTCCATCTCCGCTCCAGCTTTGGCTGCATTAGTCACCAACTCATCCAATCTTTGGTTGGATGCAGCAAGTTGGGCATTCAAAGCCTTGAAAGCAGCAGGAGACTGCGTGCCATCCATGCTCATTAACTCCTGCTTTAATTTTGCAATTTCATTACGAAGTCTTACAACTTCTTCCCAGTCACTACCTACCTTAAAATATAATTTCGCCATATCTATTTCTTTTTCCTACGATTAGCCAATTCCTTACCACTGATTCTATTCACCTTCTGACCACCATATACTGCGTGTAATTTATCCCGTTGCATCATCAGCAAATTCCGATAAGGGATAACCTCAAACACTTCTGTATAACTCAGATGCAGCGTGTCAATCAAATGGGCTATCTGCCCGAAGAACGTTGTGTTTCCTACTGTTTCGGTTTTGCTGCCAGCATCGACACGTTCCTCATCGAGCTGACACACTGAAAAGCCGAAATATCCATCATAGAGAAACAGACTTTCAAGGCATCTTTGATTTCTTCAAAAGTGCCGTTCTCCAAATTATCAGCCAGTTCCTCACTGCCACAGATGAAACAAGAAATGCCTTTCAGCATATCTCCAGTAATTTCAGGAAGTTCTTTAATAGCTTCCATGACATTATCTCCAGTCATGCCGATATTGGAAAAATGATGAATGGCACGACAGATAATTTTAATTGTAGGAGGTTTAATGGTATAAACCATCCCTCCTATCTCCACATTCATGAAATCCAGCCCTAACAAAGCATCAGAAACCGTTTTTGCTGCTTGATTCATATTCTTAAACTAAAAGGGGGAATGGTATATATCCATCCCCCGGTTATCACTCTTGTACTTTTACCAATGTTATCTCTTTTTTAAGAGTGGTATCAACTTCAGAAGGAGTGGTTTTAATATCTCCTGACTGAGTGACGTACCCCACTTTCGACACTTCATAGTGAACGGTAGCTCCAGCATTCACCTGCTTTGACTTGACCGTTACACCGTCCAGCTTTACGGTCGCATCGGAAGGAGTAGGTACAATGGTTACTGTAGTTCATGCCTGCAAAGCTTTAATCTGCCCTTCTTCATAGTTATACTCAGAAGAAACACCTTCGATTCCCGGTTCCTGCACCAAGCCTTTTACAGCGATTGCAATTGCCTTATCCGTATTGGCTTCACGGGAAACAATACGGCATTTTGGGAAGATGAACCATACATCATCATCGGTCAGACAGAACAATGCTTTGTTGATAATAACTTTATCCAAAGCACGCTTCCAACCTACATCTTTAGATGTTGCCTGAATAACATCGCCACCCATGAACGCTTTCTTGGTCTTCCAGTCATATTGTCCGATAGAGAAAGCGGGCGATACTTCTCCCGGCACATCATCGTAACGGTAATTCTTTCCCGTTAATTGGTTCTTGTACCCAGTGACGGAGGCTTCCGTCTCCTCAATCTGCCACGTTTCCCCATGTACGTTCAAAACCTCATCTTTCGCTTTGATGGCGGCTTGAATCAAAGTCTTTGCGATTTCGGGGGTAATGTCTGCCGTTACCTTATCAATATCGGCAAACAAGATTCTTTTTATTCCTACTGCTGAAATCATAATCTTATAGTTTTACATTTATTACTTCAAATAAAATTCTCACATTCACGTAATGGCATTTCAAAGCTGTATCCGCTTCCGTGCCAATTGATTCGATAGAGTAACGATAGGTTGTACCGTCATAGGTGCTTACTACATCATCAAGCAGCTTGCCAGCCTTTCTTTCGAGTTCGTTAAGCCGGATTGTGTTCGCTTCATTCTCGCTTAAATTGGGTACACATAGATTCACTTCTGCGAAAGATTTCTTCCAATACTTTCCCGGCTGTTGTTTCTTCGTGTGGATAACGATTCTTTCGGACTTCAATTCACCCGTCAGCGTTTCACCATCAGGCACTATATCTATTCCGAAAGCCTTGCAGTCCCGATAGAGGATGTTTCCTATGTCGGTGGTTACTATCATTCAAATTCTTCTTTTAATCGTTTCTCCGCATATAAAGCGGCACTACTTAAAACATCAAATCCCTTAGATTCCACGAATGAAGCGTATTCCGCTTCGTTTTTCAGCGTCAAACCGTCTTTATCGACATCGTAATCATTGGACGTTCTCAAAGTGAGTGTATGGTCTTGATAATCCCCATGTTCCTCTGCGTACTTCACGGCTTCATCGCCTACATCAATCATCTTCTTTTCGACCTCCCATTCTCCTTCATCGAAAAAGGAGTCGACATCTGAAAAATCGAAATCTACATCCATAATTCCGAGTAGTTAAAGTAGTTTGTACTCTTCACTGTATAAACTTCGCCTTGACCTCTTACGCCATCACCATCCATGCAACGTACTTCATCGCCAGCCTTGACAGTAATTCTTTTCTCGCATACCACATGATAATTCGGACGATACACAGAGCCGTTATCAGATGAAAACTCTTTGGTAGTGTTATCATCACAACGGCACTTGCATACTTCCTGCCAGCTTTCACCACCTGTTCCGGGAATAGGTCTGCCAAACTCATCCTTATCCATCGGGGTGATAACTTTTACCTGCAATATGTGTGGAGCGAATATCATAAGAAAGTCACTTTAGGTTTGTTACCCAGTTCGTCTTTCAAACCGTACTGTTTACACAGCCATGAGTACAATTTCATTAGGCTATCAACATGATTAGACCAAGACACAGAAAATCCGCTTTCGCTGACCGAAGATGGATTTTGTATCATCCACGGAATTTGCTTGGCACAAGCGACCTCTAATCTTGCCCTATTTTCCTCGGCAAAAGGTTCTTCGCCATCCAATCCCGTTCTTGAAAGTATATTTTCAACTACAAGATTAGACGGGGTATTCTTATCAAATACGCTTAATACAAACTCCTTGTTACTCATGACTGTTATCATTCAATATGGTGTAATCAGTTTACAATATGCAGTATAGCTATAATGCGTGCAATACTTTGATTTATAGATGTATCTGAACGGGCATTTGGGAACATTAATTCGTATCCCTTGAATAGCCGCTTCCTCTTTTATCGAACACATCATAGCCGGGTTATTTGCAACCAAGAATATAGTCTGTGGCATGGTTAGTACAACACAATCAGCCAGAGCCGTTTCCAAAGTGATAGACTGAATATCCGGCAAACCGGCATTAACCGATGGATTCACATATTCACACTTGGGAGATTCCACACTTGATGCCTGCAAGCTCAACGAAACCAAAGACATCATCAAAAAACCACACATGGCAAAAATAAAATTCTTCATTTCTTTTCTGATTTATAAAATTAGGCAATGGAAGGGTAGAAGCACTACCCTATCCTTTTACTCGATACCTAATGCTTCTTTCAGTTTGGCTGTTGATTCTTCATCCAGTTCTGAAACCTTAGACAAAAGAGTTTCCTCTTTCATATTGCCGGAAGCCTGTACGCCGATGGACTTCAAAGCATCAATCAAAGTCTTCTTCTCAAACTCCTTTTCAAAGAGGGAAATTTTCACCTCCTTCTTTTCTTCAGGGGCTTTCACTTCGGTATTTTTTGCCTCAATCCGTTCAGCAAGTCTGCGGCTTTCCATATCCAGCACACGGGCTTCCTCACCGACTTCAATCACTTCACCGGGAGTGTAATACTTTCCGGTGAACTTGTCGCGGAAAACTGATATAACCTTTACTTTCATATCCTACCCCCTTATGCTGATTGGATGGATGCAATTTCGTTCAAATCGAAATTGGTAATCAAGTCCGGGTTGGAAATCTGCGGAATCCACTCTGCCGTATATTCCATGTAGCGACCGTTCTTATCACGGTAGTTGGAGATAAGCATCTGCCCCTCTGACGGGATATAAGTACGTCCTTGTACTGGGTCTGTCGCTTCATACGGGGTATGATGGCGCATATAACCAATGTTGTCAGAAGGTAACAGAGTAATACGGTTATCCGCGTAAATCTGCACATTCTTTCCCGTCTGGTCTTTCACGTAGTCCTCCTTGATTTCAATACGCGGCAAACCGATGCCGGTGAACACTTCGGAAGCCAAAGAAGAGGAAACCAATCCCGTACTCAACTTCATTTCGTTGCTGCCGAGAATCCTCTTGTACTGCTCACCAAATTCAGATGAACCAAGAATAAGCTTGTTGAAAGATGCACGAGTCATAACCATCTTGGCATAAACGCCATAGTCCGGTGCCAAGGAATGAAGTTTCTCTCTCAAATAAGAGATAAACATATTCTTTCCGTCCACAACCACATCTCCACTTTTCGGCTTGATAAAATTGAACGGAAGGGTAATCTCCAGCAGTTTATTATTGGTCTGACCGGAAGTGATTGCAGCGTCTTTGTTGTAAACGGTGGCTTCACCAAGCATCAACAGCGCACCGACAATAATATCCATACGCTTGTGGGCGGCAAGGGTAATCTGACGGTAGTCATCTGCCAGGAAGTTTACAATCTCTTCCATTGCAGCCTTTTGGTCGGCTGGCTTAGCTGCATTGAACTTGTCAATCAAATCCTGCAATTCAGAAAGACGGTCAATAGACATCTGATAAGCATCACCCAAATAGGCAATCTCACCATATCCGGAACCGATGTTCCGACGTTCACGGATGGGTTTCTCTCCAAAACGTGAATTGATAGAGCCGGCCATAACTCCGGTTACAGAACCGATATAATCCTTGAACACACGAGTAGTTACTCTGCGGAAAGTAAGATACTGTTGCCAATAGATTGTGTCCTTGCGTGTCTGGTTCACACGTCTGATGATAGCGGAAACAATGTTCGCATCATCGAATAATGTTTGAATCGTTAAAAACATATCCTACCTCCTTACTCGTTAAATTCAAACCATCCCTTCATGTTGGCTTTATCGTTCTCGGAGAACGGCATAACCAATTTTGAAGGTTCAATCTCTGCGGCTGTACGAAGCAATGAAACCAATGTAATTCCATCCTCAACCTTTGTACGGTTGTACAGAGCCGAATTAGCGACATGCTTTTGCTTTAAACCATCAACTGCAACCGCATTGAATAATACAGCATCTTTGGCAATATTCTCACCAAAAGCAGCCTTGATAGTCAATACATCGTAGTTGGCATTAGACTTATCAATTGCCGTTACTTCTGCACCTTTCTTGCCGTTTCCGACAAACATACCCACATAAGCCAAAGAGTTCTTGGCTACTTTAATAGACAAAGCCTCTCCACCAGTGGTATAGGCTTCCGTAACTCTCACATTGATTACCGCATAAGCGAACTTGTTTTTCAAGTCCGCACAAATCGGTGTAAATCCGGGAAGAAAACTTCCCACTACCAGGTTCTGCGTATCAAGTTTGAACGGACCACGTCTACGAATGCCGGTCTGGACATCGTAGCGTTCCTCTTGCTCAACGGGCGGAACCAAGTCATACTTAAATCCTGCTGACATAATTAATTCTTGTTTTGTTCAACAATAGTTTTCGTTCCCTCATCAATCATCTTGGCGATAGATTCAGATTCTTTCTCAATCTTCGTTTCCGCTGATTCGGGAGGGGTTACGCCTTTGAAGCCGTCATTTGCGAACTCCTGCTTCAAGTCCTTGAAGTATGCGTCCAAGTCCTCATCGTCCTTAATGGCGCATCGTTTGGCGTAGTTTTCGGGAATACCATACTCTTTTGCCTTTGCCAAAATCTGCTGGCTACGTGTTGCTTGAGCCTTTTCTGCTTCAAACTGTGTCAGCTTATCAGAAAGGTTCTTGTTGGAGTCAATTAAAGCTTGCGCCCATACAGGCACATCGTCTTTATTCTCTTCCGTTTTGGTAGTAGTGGTAGTCTCGATTGGCTTACCGTCTTTAAGGTTATGCCTCTTCTCGTAGTTAGTCACTGCCGTTTTTGAAGCATCCCCGGCACGGAAATCACCATAGGAATTTAGCACGTCCGAGAAGCTGATACCCTCAACAATGGAGTTTACCCTTGTCTCGTCCGTTACACCCTCTGCCTTTTTGGTGGCAATGCGGGTAAGAATAGCAGTGTCCACCCCAGCGAATTTCTGTTGTAGCCCTGCTAAGATTTGTTCTAAGATTGTCATACCGTATGAATTTGATTTATAAATTTCTACGGTAAATTTCGCTATTTATAAAGAAGGTGAAAAATTATCAGATAGGTGATACACGACAATGAAACGATTGTCGTAAAATGATATAAAAAAGGCGTGAAACCGAATGGAATCACGCCTATATATAAATCCTTAAAAATTAGGATTTATTTTATAATCTGATGTAAAATCTTTCATATAGATATTAAGCCTACTTTCTGCTATTTCTACTGAATTAGCTAACTATCCAGGTTTATAGTAGTCACTATCACCAGTTCTTTTAATCCAATGGCTCAACTCCATATACGAACTCATCATATTTTATGATTTTTTGCTCTTACCCTTAAATCAATCTCAGAAAAATAGAAATGAAGCGTTTTTACCACTTCTGTTATTTCAAATTCCAGATATTACACTTTTAATTATTGCTTAATACAACTTTAAATTAATACTCCGTTTTCAATTTAATGCCCAGTGCCTGAGAAATACTGATAAAACTGGAAAGTTGCATGTCTGTTTCTCCTTTCTCTATTCGGGCTATATAGGCACGCTTCTTTCCCACCTTTTCAGCTAATTCTTCCTGTGTAAGATTTAATTCTTTACGCCTATTACGAAGAATCTCTGCAAATTCAGATAATGTGCTCTCTCTCATTATGCAGCAGTTCCAATTTCATACAAGAACTCAGGAGCGAGGTCAGCGCCATTTGCCCATTCAATAGTAACACGAGTTAAACCATATTGAATAAACTTATCTTTATCCAATAACTCTCCGAAAACCTCACCTGTCAAATAAGGTTTCAAGTCAACGTTCTTCTTGCTTCCGTCATTGAAAGTCACAAGAAGTTCGTAATCTTTGATATAATCAACATCAACTACTCGTAACATAAGCGTTTATTTTAAAGGTTCTATTTTATTTATTTTCTCACCATTTTGGGCTTTTTCCCATAAGGTTAGAATTTCAGCTTCATGTAAATCTATCCATTCATTTACTTTTGCAATAACCTTTGCAGGCGCTTGGCCGTCTACAATCCTATCCAATACACTAATAGAACACTCATAGTCACCATAGGTAAAATGAATATGTGGTGGGTTATGGTCTTTCCAATAAAGACTTATTATGATACCAAAGAATCTACAAATTTCAGGCATGACATATAATATTTTAATTCACACACAAATGTAACTAATTAGTTTCATTCATGCAAGAATATAGCAAAAAAAATAGCGGTAATCCTATCGAATCACCGTTACCCCAAAGGAGACCTAACAGCCTTTACTCTTTTACTAAAATTATACCCCCGTAATTTTTCTGATTAAGAAGCCTTTTTCTGTCCCTTATCTCCGATTTGCTCATTCTTTGCTGCTTGTTCCTCTTTGATTTCTGCAAGTTCCTCTTCTACCCTATCAGCATTTCCGGCAAACATGATTCCCTCACGCGTTGACCAGATGCCACCACTGACAGCGGAAACGGCAGTAGCCACCTTATCATTCAAATCATCAATCATATATGGAACCAGTTCTGTTTCTATGTCAATGGTCTGCGATGCCTTGCTAAACTCGGTTGGATTGATAGAGCCTAAAGCGGAAACAATGAAATTTACTCTCCGCTGTAAAAACTCGCCGATAACCTCACCGTGATTTTCTACCGCCATATGTGCACCCATGAACATAAAACGGAAAGCGGTTCCTGATGCTTTGCCTACCCCCTTCAACGTTTCAAAGGATATTCTTGGAGTGTTTGACATATCATAAGCCATATTGGTGAGTGTTTCTGCTTCAAATTTTACGGTATCCGGAACTTGGTTCCATGTCAGATATTGAGCATCCGCACCTTCACCTGTAAGTTTGACCATTCTATCCTTAACCTTACCCATGAAACCCTCTACATCTCCAATTAGCTTCAGCAGTGGGAAGAAATGGTAGTCTATACAATCAGCATAATTAGATAACAGTTTTTCCAGCCGGACACGGAATGTCTTTATCTTCTTGCAATAAGATTCAGGACGATAAGCATAGAGAACCGGTAGTTTTGGGAATCCATGAGCAAAAGGAGTTCTTTCTTCATATCCTTTAGATAAATCCCATTGATAAACCATCTTATCAGTGATAGTCATAAAGCAAATTATCTCCGAATCATCCATGAGCTTCTTCTTGTACTCACGTGAGAAAGCAATCATCTTACCTTCATCATTGAAGAACGGATAAAGCTTATCCCCACGGAACGGAGACCATAATACGCTTTTCAGCTTCTTGGTAGGTTTTACCTTGCCTCCGAATGTAGTCTTAACTTTCTTCCAGAACTTCGCCCAGAACGAATCATCATCGGTTACGTACCAATATTCCGCTACTTCCTGCTCGGATAACCAGGCACGAACTATCTTCTTGTTCTGGTATTTGATTTTATTGGACTTAAATACAGCCTTTACCGCATCCAGCAGTTTTTTTTCATCATCATCGGTTGGAGTGCAATCCATAGACGGTTCTGTGCCGACCGTGAAAGCTGTTTGAATGTTCACTATATCCTGTTCCAATGGAATGGAGATACGGTTCACCGGTTCAGTCTTATACTTTGCTTCGATTTCATAAGTCTTACCCGTTTTTTCATCGAAGTGTTTCTCAGCTTCTTTTTCAAGAACCTTTCTGTCCGGATACTTTTTTTTGTCAACCATAATTTCATGGCGTTCCGGATTCCAATCGCCCCAAAGTTTACAACAGTCGGGAAGTTCAGTTTTTCTACCTTTCTTCAGGTAGTTTATCTTCTGCCCGATGTCAGGGAGTGCTAATATTTCTTCTAAATTCAATGGCATAATCTATATTTTTAGTGTGTAAATATTCCTGTTAAATCTTTCGGCTTCTGAATCTTACCAAGAAGCTCACCCAATACATAGTAACGTACAGCATCTATTCCGTGATTGTCATGGTCTTCCGGTTCGTTGATATAGTTCCCGTCCTTATCCTTTGCCCAAACATACTTTCTGAACTCGCTTTGCAAGTTGTACGAGCGTTTGGTTATATAAATCTCCATATCTTTCATTTTGTCAATTCCGGCATTGATAGAGCCTGCACCTTTCTCTACGGCATATATCTTGATTCCTCCGTTGTGTATCTCTTGAATCAATCGAGGGTCAGCACTATCAGCTATGACTTTCAAACCCCACGGGCGAAGAGTCTTGATGATGTCAGAAGAAAGCAATCCAGTACGGTAATCCACTTCATCCAAGTAAAGGGCGTTATCAACGATACCACAACGAATGGAAGCAGACGGGTCATGCGTATAACCGAAGTCTTGCCCGAAAGCAATTTTCTTTGCCCAAGCCGGGAACTCGTCAACAATTCCCCACTTCTTGAACACAGCACCTTCCGCCACGTCTGCCCAACGGCCGATAACCACATGAGCATACTTTTCAGGATTACTCACCTTCATATCTTCCACCTCTTTCAAGAACTCAGGAGAAAGGTTATCCAAGTTATCAAAATACGTAGTGTGGATATGGAGCACATTCGGATGGGTGGAAACCTGTACTTGTACTCCGTCAATCTCTACCAGTTTATGAGTGTTTTCGATGTATTTCTTGTAGATGAAGTGATTGGAATCGCAGGGGTTCATAATTATTATAATCCGGTTCTGAATCCCTTTCTTACGGATAGAAAGCATAATCTTGTCGAACTCTTCCTCACTGGTCCACTCTTCCGCTTCATCGCAGACGAAAGTCGTAATGCCTTGAATGGATTTCAGTTTTGCTGTCTGGTTCCCGGAAGAAGTCTTGATACCCCGGAACATGATACGGCTCTTAGTCATCTTATTGACTATATCCGTCTTTGTGGTCTTGAAATATTTCGTGGTACCGTCCAAATCTATCTTCTCCATCATTTCGGGGATGATAGAGATACCGGCAGAAACCATCGTGTAACGGGTGTAAAGAATCTGATGAACTATCTTCTCTACGGGAGTCATTTCGAATGTCAGCCGTTCTATGAAGGTAGAAGCATTGAAAGACTTTCCGCTACCACGCCCACCGGTGATAAGAATTATAAATTTTTCCTTATCCTCATATAATGGATGGTAAATTTCTTGAGGTACTATCATTTCAGCTTGTCTTTAATCCAAGAATCAATGTTGATGCCATGCTCTATATCTGTTGGAATATCAGCGTCTTCATCTTGTTTGCGCTCAATCTTTCTCCAATCTTCATCATGGTGGTACAGCCAAACGGACATTGCTTGCAAATTAGGAGCCAACTCGCTTTCGCTTACTTGTAATTCATCTTCGCCCGTCAAATTCCCTTCTGAATCACGGAGCTTTCTTACCACGGTGCTTTTGGTTTTTATGCCACCGAGAGCCATTGCAAGGAATTTAGCCCTTACAGTGGCATTGATTGTCGCGCGCCCACGCGCTAAGACTTCGGATATTTCGGTGTACTCACTTTTCTTTTCGCAGAATGTTTGAGGCAAAATCCCTATGGCATAAGCAATTTCCTTGTCAGTGAATCCCTTTTTGGCATAAGATTCCACGAGAGAAAGAAAGTCCTCGCTTGTATAATCAAACTTAGGCTTTCTTCCTCCTTTACCTTTTCTGTTTTGAGATTCACTATTATTCATAAACTTATCCGTTACTTAAAGCAAATTTCCCCGTTCCAATCCTTTTATTTCGATTAGAGAAAAACCACATACCTCTTTGCTTCATAGATGATTCAAACGCATTTATAACACGTGCAGCCCTTGGATTATTTCCATAACCCTTTTGAGTTGTACGAGCCTGCGCCTCTAATCTCCGAAATTGTGCACTTAATTCATTCAAACTTTTCCTTCTGACTCAATCTTCTTCTAAATTTAATTAATCAATCCTTTCTATTTGTTCATCAAATACTTCTCCCTTTATGAACTTCATATCAGGGTCATACCCGAACCTTTCGCAGAATGCGGCTTTAGCTTCATAGGTATCAAAGGACAACATCACATAGGCATCCATGTTCTCGGCTTGCTTCTGTGCGTTTTCTTTCACCTGATGCTTGACCTCTTTCATGTGGGCAACCTTTTCGGCACGTTCCAACTGCTTGGCGGCTTTATCGGCTTCTTTCTGTTCGGAAACTGGGACCATCATATCAGACAAAGCATCCGCAATAGAGTTTTCCTCTTCGGTCTGCAAAAGATAGTCGACACCAATCATATTCAAGTCTGCATCGGTCAGACCTGCATCTTTCCAGTCAATATCAGGAACAATACGGGCAAGAGCGTCAAAATCCCATGTACCTTGTGCATTAGGGTTGTTCATTAGAATGTTTAACTCCTTTTCCTGCTGCTCGTCCACGTCTATGACATCGACACGAATACGGTAGTCGTTATCGGGAAACTTTTGCAATTCGTCCATGACAGACAAACGCTGGTGCCCGCTGACTACGGTAAGCCCGGTACGCTTATTCACAACTATTCCACCTACCAATCCGAATTTCTTGATGCCACGTTTCAGTGTCTTACGTGATTCATCAGATAGTTTTCGGGGATTATAATCCGCAAAGTGAATGGCAGAACGATTAAGTTCCACCGATTCACTCTTTATGTATTTTGATAATTCCATATTAGCCGTTGCTTAAACCCATGTATTGCCTATTCGTAAATCGTTTAAAGGCCATTCCGGGAACATTTCCAGTTATTTTTTCAATATTTTTAGAATATCTTGTAGCCGCTCCACGCACTCTATATATTCTATTCTGAGCACGTTCATTGGTTGCCATTCTTCCTATAGAATCCAATATTCTATCCCTTTGTGAAAATATTTGTGCAATAGATTTTCTTCTAACTCGGCATTCCTCCTATTAATTTTGTTGATTATGATACTCCCAAAGCACTCTTTCAGCCATCGGGAAAACTTTGTAAATTCTCTGTAAATCCTGCGGGTAATTCTTCTCCATCCAAAGCATACAATCAAGATTGAAACCTACTCCCGAACTGGCTTTCAATGAATACCGAACTGGTTCAGGTAAATTGTGCTGCCTCATATAAGCAAGAATATCCTTTTGTGTCCAATCAGCCAAAGGATAAACCATACCGTTATTCTCGTAACCGTTTACCTCATACCCTTTCAACATAAGCCTACGATTCATACCATCAGCTTTTTTCATGCCCAAGAATGTATAATAAACTCCATGAGTAAGCTGCATAGCCTTTACCACATCTGCCAACTTCAATAGCTTTACTTTCGGATTTGGCACACAATACATACCGCCACGGAGAATATAAGTAAGGTTCCAATGTGGTACTTGAACAAACTCTATCTTCGGATACTTGGCTTTAGTCCAGTTTATCCATCGGTTAATGTGCTCCAAATTCTTGACAAAGTACATGAACACACAAACAATCCGGTCAAACTTCGGATAGATTAAATCAAGCAGAACAAGCGAATCTTTACCAAGTGATAAAAACAGTAAAGCCTCATTCGATTTTACCCGAATGAGGTCTATATAACGGCTCGCTTGTTCTACCTTGTTCATAGCTAACCACCACTTAAACCAAATGAAGTACGAAGGTCACTATAACGCTGTCTGCGCGACCCCAACTGTGATGTACCAGCTTCACCGCCACGTCTGGCAACCAATCTACCACCAGCCCCGGCACCGTTCATATTTCTGCGAGGCCCGGCTACTCTGTTAATTCTTCTTGCGACTCTGCTTTCTAATTTTAAAAGTTAAACAAATCAATCTATATGTTTTTCTAATATCTTACCCAAAGTATAATCCATTTGTGCAGCAAGATATTCTTCGCCTTGATGTTCGTAAACAATATCATTACCGTTTTCATCTGTGAGAATAACAGCTTCTGCTGCTTTCACTTCAACGATAATATAAGGACGTTTACCTGTATATGCACCTGTCAGAAGCTTGATTGCATCGTACTTGATAGGCTTTAATTCTATTTCACCCTCTTCAGGCAGTTCTGCATCAGCCGGATATTCTTTACCGCCACATAGGTAAGTGATATACTTCTTAGCGTTGGTTGGCCTGATTTCACGGTATTCGTGGGTTTTCTTGCCTGCCAAAATTTCATCGAAATACTTCTGTTTGATGCTTAATGTAAGAATGTTCATAATCGTGTCAAATTTAAATTAATACTCAATAGTTGCGGAAACAGGACTCGAACCTGTGACCACCGCCAAGTCAAAGCGGTAAGCTAACCAACTGCTCCATTCCGCGATAGTACCCCAAAGGTACTACCATAACCAAAGATAACGAAATATCTTCAATCGTTATACACGACAATCGGCTTATTGTCGTGAACTAAGCCATTTATCACGTCTTTCTCTACATGCCTCTAAGGTAGGCGCACAACAAGCAAAGAGTTCACCACTTTCAGTACGGTAGTCGTACTGGTACATTCTCACTCTTTTTCCTCTCAACCTGGTGTTGTAGGTACAATAATTCTCTTTACCGGGTTGGCATACGCTGCAACCGTTTTCATTTATTGAGTTCATAATCACTATATTTAATGTTTTGCATTTAATCTTTTTTCACTCGTATAAGCCACTACAAGCCCAGTCTCGTCATGCTGTATGGTGATGTACTTTTCACCCCTCTCTATGGTGGTAAAATCGCACATACTACATAACTTACCCAATACTTTGCCCAGTTGTTTCATCAGTGGGGCTTCGGGGCTGATAACTAAAACTAAATCCGCTTCCATAATCGTATATATTAAGCATTAATACCTATTGCGTTTCTCATAAAGTTGCCAGCCTGTTCTACAGACATATTCAGCTTCTTTTGAATCAGAAGAAGCATACAGCTTACTTGTTCTTTTGTGTTCAAATTGCCTTGTACAAACTCTGACATGATGAATTTCTCTATTGTTCTTTGTTTAATTACTGATGTTGCCATAATCGTATATCTTTTAATTGTTATTACTTTGTTTCTGATGATGCAAATGTAAATGATATATTTGACACCACAAACAAAATAAGAAAGCAAATTCTTTCGTTTAACAATATTTTGTAAATAATATATTTGACACCACTATAATAAACGTATCTTTGCAAAAAAAACTAAAGGTATGAATAGAATAGAATTGCTTATTAAAGAAAAGGGGTTTAATATGACATCTTTCGCAGAAAAAATGAACACTACCAGACAGAACCTATATGCTATATTGAAAAGCCCGTCTTATCCAACACTTGAAAAGGTTGCGGAAGCCCTTGACGTTCCGATGTGGCAACTCTTTGCTTCACCGGAAGAAGTGAAAGATGATGCCAATACTATTACCTGTCCTCACTGCGGAGGTAAAATACGTTTTGACGGAGAACCACGTATGCCGGAACATAAGAATATACGAGGGAAAGAATACTATAAATAAAGATAAAATTATGGATTTAGGGCAATTATTTAAAGTGGATTATTGGTGGAAATTAGTACTTTTATGTGGCATTCTTCTTTCCGCAGCAGCAATGATATTTGATATACAATTTATTGAGAGAAGATATGTTTTAGGACTTGGATTAGGATTGACGTTTATTGGCATTGGGTATTGGAAAGCAAAATATGTAGCTCACGAATTTGTATTTGGCGGAATGTTTACGTATGATGTGTTTAAACATGACTGGGTAACAAAGTATTATAGGGGTAGGAATTATAATATCTCTCTACTTTTTTATTAGAATATTAATTCTGTTAGTTGTATAAAATTGAGCCGGAGCACTGAACTCCGGCCTGTTGATTTACTTTTTACGATTAATTTCATCACTCAATTTACCTTTCAGCATTTGAAGATATTCATAATTTCTTAATCCTTCCTGCCTTATATTTCTGCTAATGATTGCAGCTGTTTCAAAAGGTACTCCTTTTTCTGTGGCATTTTTCACTATTCTTCGTTCTTCTTTTTCATAATAGTCTTTATCATTAGACATAAAACCTCCTTTTTTTTAAGTTAATACTAATATATCAACCTTTATGTATGCTTAAAAACGGAGTTATACACATAACACAAAGAATTTTGTGCAGAAAAGTATTGCAAATATAGGAATAATTATAATTCGATGGCTCAAAATTGAGTAAAAAACAAAGCGACAAGAATTACTTATCGCTTTGTTTATTGATTAGCCCTTTGATTCTTAACCGATTTACGATTTCGGTATAAAGATACTCTATATCCCCGCTGAAATCCCCATAGTTCTGATACAAAAACACGACATCAGCGCAGTTGTCGGAAATTGTACTCTTGGACTGAACCCCAAGTACCCTTGACATCTCTTCACGTAATCCGGCTGTCATTTTCCCACCGGCAAGCGAGCTTGGAGAAAACAGATACAGGATAATGAAAATGAACTTCTTCCGCTGGGTTACACTGTCAATATTCGGTGGACATCCTCTCTCATTCAGTAACTCAACAAATATTTTATAGATTTCATGGATAAGGCTTTTGTCTTTCAAAATCGGGGCGGTCAAGGCATTTTCTTCCTCTGAAAGTTCTGATTTCTCGATACGAATCTTTTTAAGACGAATGATTTTGTTAAAATCCAACTCCATAACACGATTATTTTAAAAGTAAATAGTATATTTGCATCATAATCGTGTGAGGGAGGATTGAGTGGTCGTGCGCTTGGTTCTCCTTTTTTTATTTTACAGAGTTATTCTTTTCCTGAATAATCTGATTTTGCTCGTTCACCTCCCTACCCCATATCATAGCGGAATAGATGGCTTTTGCATACAAAAAGAGTTCCTCACGGCTGGTAAGGAACTCAACTCGAAGGGCTGCACATTTCGCATCAGTCCAAACTGTTTCATCTTTTTCCATTTCGCAAATCATACTTCTTTATATAGTTATCAACAGTGGTTTTGCTCACTCCCAATTTCTTTGCAATATCTTTCAGGCGCATGCCGCTGACAACAAGTTCCCTTACTTCTTCGACATCAACTGTTACCCGGTATCCTCCACCCTTCTTTTCAATCGCTGAAATAGAATTGAATAGTTTTCGCTTCTTCTCTGCATATTCAGAGGTAAGCTTATCTTTTGTTACATATATGACTGTACGGCAGTCTATACGTAACGGGAAATGTTTAATACTTTTTTCCATGTTTATTTTCTCTCAATTCATTGTACCTCATCTTCTGATTGATATGCCATATAAGGTCTATGTCCAAATGTTTAGCAAGCCCGAAAATAGCAAATAGCATGCCGTTTAATTGCCCTTCTAATGGACAGTCGTATTCATACTCATATCTGATGGGAATTGTGGATATAGCGTATATACTTTCTGTAAAGGTCTCATCATTGCAACTTTCCTCTGCCCCGTACAACATTTCTTCCGTAAAGTCCTCAATGTCTATCTTACGCAATCCGCACAAATCAAGCAGGCGGATTACAGCATCAGCGAGTTCTTCCTCTATGCTTCCCTTGATAGTTTCATTGTATGCAACTTCGAAACCTATCTCCTTGGGAGTGCCTGGAACCAGCCCCTGGCAAATACGGCTATTGGCTATCTTCTTATTATACCAATCAACATTGGCCCGTTTCCCTTTTCTATCTGCTTCCACGGCTTCCATAAGCTCGGATATTACAAGGCAAAGGCAATATTCGTTACTAAATTCTTCATCATGGAAACCGTGGTCGCAAGCGGTTTTATAGGCGCGGTCGCGCAGTTCATTTAGATTCATCTATTTTTTCTTTATCAGTTAATATTCCGTTTCTCTTGTCGTAATTACTCATACGGGGACATTTCTCATTACATCGCATGCTCGCATGCACATTATTTGCTATGCCCGATATGAATGACTTTTTGTAGCATTGTCCACTGTAGGGGCTGTAACGCTTGCAGTGTTCCTGGTATTCTTTTCTATTCATGGTTGTTTTCTTTCTTTTAACTCTTTCAAAACAATCTCCATGCCTTCATCCAGCCCTTTCTTGTAACCGGATATATGCTCACCTATGTTGTAAACCAAGCATCCTACAACGATAAGAATAACTCCTACAGTCCTATGCCAATAGGGTAGGGATACACTGAACGGTGAGAATGTCAGTCGGAAGTGACCGATGAATAATGCTGATACGATGAATATCGCAAGAAAAAATATTAGGTTTGCTTTCATAATCATATAAGTTTTAATATTTTTCAAAATTTGGGATTTGTAAATAGAACGAGTTTCGAGACATGGGAAGCCAACACTTTTGCTCCTCATTGCACGTATTCCAATTATCTTCTCCAAATTCATCATTTAATGCTTCCACTATCTTATAGGCTACATCTTTTACAAAACGAGTATTAAACATCTTCTTGTCTTTAATAACGATTGTAGGTGTATAGAGTGAAATTTTATACTCCCCACCGTTTTCTATCGACCAGCTACCTTGTGCTACTGTAATGTGAGGATTGATTTCATTCTTATACTCTTGTACTATACTTAGATAGCCATTAAAATAGTTGGCTATTAGCTCCGACTTATATACTTTTAGTCCCGTTGCTTTTTCTAAAAGTTTTCTAAGCCTATAAGCATCATTTACAACAGGGTCCATTCTCATATAAGTTTTAATGCTTCTTCTATCCCGGCTTCCAGTACTTCCTCGTAGCTTTTATAATGCACCAAAGGTCTGCCGGATAATCCTATCGAGCCATGGTTCGGAATTGTCAGTATATCATATGTCCAATAGTCTCTGTATATATAGGTTATTTCAATATGTAGGTTCTTGGTTTCACGCAGCCACTTTTGGGCGATATACAATGTTGGACACAAAAATTCAACTGATTCGCCATCTATTTCCGTACAACACGACATACTTTGCGGAAGGTTATATTTTGTAATAACCTTATTGCGGCCTATTAGGTGTTCACACTTCCAATCAAATCCTTTCTCTTTCAGCAGCTTCGCAGTATCCAATGTTACAAGTTCTTCGGTCATAGTTAACTTTTATTAAAATGTTCAATCAGTTCGTTTACGGTAGCCTTGTGGATGGTATCCGTGTTAATGTCAACATCATTGTAAGTCCAATAGGTAGAGAACTTGATTTCCGGACACAGAATCCATTTATCTCCATCCGTAAACCATTGGTTCTTGTCTGTATCATTCCTCAATGAAGCGATAGCCAAGAAAAGCTCTTCGTTGGTTCCGCAATCAATTCTTACTTTCTTGGTGACAGTATCTACATCATATATCACTCCATATAAATTACCATAAGACGTTATGATAGCCTTTCCCTCTTCGATACTTTTATGACTTCCCTTGCCGTCATAATTATGTGCATCTAAAGTTGTATCACCAGAATTAAGGATTTCATATCCCAACTCTTCCAGCTTCTTCCGAAGCTCCGGTGTACTTTTTCTTATAAAGCACGGTGTTGTAAATCCCATAGTCATTCCTCCTTATCTATCTTAATATCTGTTACTTTGCCACGATTGATAAAACGTTCATCAGAATTATGCCTTCCAGCAATTAATGCACATAAGAAAAAATCTATTTTATCGCATTTTTCTTCCAAGCTGCAATTGTCACACGAGTAGTTTTCTCTCATTGGCACAATTTCATGCAGCACTCCGTCTATTATTATTCCGTTCTTTATTTCCATCTGTTTCTTCTTTTAGATTCAATTCGTTCCCAGTCAATCCAAATAAACATAAGTATAGGAATGACTATCAATAATGACAAGCAAAGTATTGCTACTTCAAGAAAATCGATTACTTCCATATCATCAATCATTAGAAGTTACACCCAAACATAGCACCTTGCTAGAAACGCCTATATCGTCAAATTCCAAAGTAAGATATTTCGTATCATAAGGATAAGGGTATCTGCAATGTTTCAATTCTTCCTGTGTTAATTTGCGTCTGATTCTCATCTCAATTTCGTAATCATCGGAAAGGTTCTCAATGATTTTCCTAAGTTGTCCTACATTCTTTATTTCCATAGTTATAACGTTAAGATTATATTGGTTTTTATATGCTCTATGGGGGAAACAGTTAACGCAGATTTATCCTTTTCTCTACATATACAAAGCATGTTGCTGACTTTTAAACCCGTTTCGGCTTCTAGCTTTTCCAGAATATGAGCTATCTCCATTTCGGCTTTCGCTTTCTTATTTTTTGCAGCTTCTATATCCATGGTTATTTCCCTTTCAATTTCTTTATTAGTGCATCGGCTGCTCTCAAGGAACCTATTGCAATATCATCATAAGTTTCACTGTCATCGTTTATTCCTAAAGCAATACAATACCCTTGCATAGCAGCTTTCGCCAATTCATAACGCCTTTGCTCCCAATCAATAGTTTCAAAATTATCAAAGAAGTCGAGTTCTGACACTTTGAAATACCTACCATTCACTAAGGCAGTCCCAACGTCGAATAAGCCTTCAACCTCTACAATCTCTCCAGTCTCTTTTATTCTCGCTTTCATTATTTACCCTCCTTTTCAACATATCCGTTTTCAATACACCAGCACAACATATCGTAAGCCGCATCAATAATATTTTCAGACTTTTTCGAGATAAGTTCTGTAGCATCAGATTTATAGTAATATATATCCCAATATCCACAAGACGGTTCAATGCAAATCTTATAAAAATCGGAACTTATAATTATAAGTGTCGGCAGCTTGTCGAGAATGTCCTGCAAAGTGTAAGTGGGAATTATTTCCCAAAATGCACTATCTCGTTTTTGATTAATTACATCTTCATATATTTCAAGTTCCCATTTTGCATTTTTATAAGAAAGAGCGTAGCACCAACACATGCTTCCATCGCTTGTGTCCAGCCCAAGCTCCTGCAAATGTTTCATCTGTTCGACTGATAATATTTGTTTTGATTTCATAGTTTAGTCCTCCGTTTCTGTTTCAAAAGTGTTGTATTCAATATCAGCATTACTAACGCATTTGGGCATGTTCTTATCCCGTTCTTCCTTGCTCAAATAAAGAAATATATCTTCGTCTGGATTGGAAGAATAACTATTTCCGTTCCAGACTGTTCTAATTATTCCATATATCTTCATATTCAATCTCCTTTCTCCTTAATCCGTTCCAGCACATCCTTGTTGGCTTCGAGTATCTCTTCGAAAGAGGGGGATAGGCATCCATAAATCATCATCAGAAATTTCGTATTCGTAATCATCGCCATCCTCTGAATCCCATACATGATAATACTTATTATATATTAGAATTTCGGGTTCAAACCATTCTTTTGATGAAAGTTGTACGAGTACACGGTCACTTTGCATTGACACATCATTTTCATCAACAGGCGGTAATTGGTCTTTGACTTTTATCCACGGAGATTGCCTTGCCTGCCATGCTGCACCTTTCTTAAAAGCCCGTAATGCAACCGATTTTGCCAATGCCTTGATAGCTATACTGTCTCTTTCATCATAGGCAAGCTCTGCATCTTTATTATATGTACTTTCACTCCAATGAGTGCGGGCTGCTTCTTCTACTGTCTGTTTCATAATCAATGACTTTTAATTTTCTTATATTTACCACACTTCTTGCAGAAATAGTGACGGACGGTGTACCAACTGCTATCACCCCAATCATCAACAACTTCAACTCTCCTCTCAAATAAGTATTCCCACTCGTGGCAACAGAACCATTTCTTTATAATGGCATCAATTAAATGCTTCATAATCAACTGTCCTCCTTTACAATTCTACCATCGTCTAACAACGTGTATAGTTTACCCTTATATGCCAGAGCGAAACACCATTGGCGGGCATACTTCAAATACTGATGCAATTTGTATCTGTGCGGGTGTTTCTGCATCTTTTTTTTCTATTCTTTTCTTCATGTTACGTCATTAATGTGAATTTCCCCTTTCAAAACCCGTTCTACCTGCCTGTCCATTATCCCTTGGAATTCTATTTGGCAAATAAGAGAACAATCAGGCATGATTTCTTCTGGTATTTCTCCACGGTTAGGAGAAAGCTCATCAAGAAATATTTTTCCCGATTTGTCTTTCAGACACGTTGCACTCACTTCTCGTTCAATTACTGCCATTCGGTTGAATACCTCCGGGAAGTCCTTCCGTATTTTATTCCAATAGCCCATACCACCTTTCACACAGCCGATGCAGTTGTTGTTATTGTAACCCATCTTATACATAGCGGGGATTTCAATACCAGCTTTCCAAAGCATACCCATTGCATCCTTTTTGGTTATCTGTCGCTCGATAAGCGGGAATAACGGCTTTGTATCCGGATATTGTTGCTTTAGGCGAATGGCACGGTTAATCTCTTTCGGGTCAAAATCAAATCCCCAGACTTGACCGTCCCAATTTCCCAACTCTTTTTCCAGCTTGTAACGAACTTGTTTCTTTAGTTCGAATGTGCAAGCTGCGCCAGTAGGACCATTAATAAATCTTTTCTTAGCCAACACATCCTCTACGTTGAGATACTTATCGCTTCTGATAGTATGTATCGGGCGATTATACCATCTTTCACAATCAGATAGGAACCGGGTGTTATCAGGATGCCCGGAACCTGTTTCGATATAGTAAATCTGCACATCATCATACAGACTTAGTGCTATCTTACAAGCTACTGCGGATGTTACACCGCAAGAAAACCATGCTATTATCATATAGATTATTTTTAATTCGATTTCTTTCTTTCATTCCGTTCCCGATTGTCTTCCGAAACACACATTTTGCACCATGATGTCTTGATGTGATACACCTTTCCATTGCGATAGATTGTCCTGTCATAGAAGCAGGATAGTAGAAGCGGTCTTTTGCAGCGGCTGCACACCTTGCGTTCTACACCGTCCACCATCACCCGGTTCCTCGGTTTCCGCTTCACTATCTCGCACGGGCCGCATTCGGATGCACCGTACTTTCGGCAATAGGCAAGGGAATGCTTGACACATTTCGCGAAAGAGGTGCAATCGGAGCGGGGGACTGTCTGATGAACATTCATACTGCATCATCCAATAAGTCAAACAACGTGGGCGCGCTCACTTCCATTTCTGCTTCATACAAGTATGAAAGGCTGTCTTTCCAGTAATCGTAATTCAGTTCAGTAGATAATCCTTTACGTCCTAAATTAACAGCACAATAAGGAACGGTTCCGATACCACCGAATGGGTCGAATACCAGTTCACCCTTATTTGAATACCGTTCAATCAGTCTTTCAACAATATCCAGCTGAAGTGGGCAGATGTGGTTCTGCCGTTTCTTCTGCGACTGTCTCGTATTGAGTGTGCGCATTCGGGTTACATCATCCCATATCCAGGGCTTCTTGCTTACCGGGTCAACAGCCATGAACGTTTTAGGCAGCTTTCCATAGGCTTCCAATTCCTCAGCAAATGATACATGTTCCTCGTAGTTATATATATGTTCGCGTTCATAATTCCTAAACAAATGGCGTATTTTATCAATACCGGCACCTTTCATATCCTCGTAACTCAACAGAGAGTTACCAGAAGATTTCCAGCTTGCATGAGCATCTATCTGCCAACGGGCAAGCGAGTATTCACTCTTGTTTTTTACCACCGGAAAATCGGCATAGGCTCGTGAGGTATCAGAAGGAAGCTTGCGGAAAAGAAGGACATACTCAGGACAACCGATACCCATCTTTGAACCGTCCTTACACATTTCAGTATAGCCAAGTCGGTAAGTCTGGTTATTCTCCCTCACTACATCCGTATCCACTGTTATACGCCCCATGTAGCGGAACCCGTGTTTCATGTAGTGGAATACAGTCATTTCACTGAACGGGTCGATGGTAGGCATACCGTCACCTGTGGCATTGCCGAACAGTACGCGGTCTTTCACATGGATACAAGCCAACCGGCCAGGCTTCAATATACGCATCAATTCAGGAGTAAGGTAATCCATCTGCTCAAAGAACTTGCTATTGTCCTCATTATGCCCGAAGTCATTATAGGTCGGAGTGTACTCATAGTGGTTGGAGAACGGGATGCTGGTTACAATCAGGTCTACTGAATTATTTTCCATTTTCTGACATTCAAGAACATTGTCGTTATTTATGGCCCTCCAAAGTTTACCGGATTTCTCTTCCCGACTGGCGAACATCCACCGCATCATTTTTTCCTCTGCCTGCAAACCGAACAAACCGTTCTCGCGGACTATATCGGTCATCTTGGCTACCATCCGACGGTGTTGCACCCACTTCTGCATGAAGCTCTTGTATATCTCTCCCTCGCTTTCCGCATAGACCAGATAAAGGTCAACCGGATGCTGCTGCATAAACCGGTAGATACGGGCTATTGCCTGGAATTTGTCATTGAAACGGTAGTCGATGAACATGATTGCCTTGTGGCAGTGGTACTGGAAGTTCAAACCTTCACCAAGCATTTCAGGTTTGGCGGCCAGATATTTCAGACAGCCGTCTTTGAAATCCGCTATCACCTTGTCCGCTTCATCATCATCCTGCGAACCATATACAGCCTTACATCCGGGTATGGCGTCACATAATGCCTTCCGTTCATTTTCCAAGTCATGCCATAAAAGGAAATGGTCGTCCTTGTTTTCAGGACGGTTAATGATTTCTACCACACGGGCAATCTTTTCCTGCATATTGTCCCGGCGTTCTTTCGCTGCGTCGGCAAGACCGAGAGCAGCCTCACGAAACATCTTCACTTGTCCGTCACGGTCGGCTCCGGCAGTGGAGTTATCCACACTAACCACTTCCTCATGTACACGCAGTTCAGGCAGTTCATATCCTATATCGGGATAACCGAGGTCGGACGGTTTAGTGAGGAACAACGCCCATGTACTTACCCAAAGCCAGAACTCCTTTTCCTTATGCGGGTAAAGAGTAAGATTATTTGCCTTCGTGCTGTCACGCTGAAAAAAACGGGTAAGCGCCTGCCCTGTATCCATCACACCGAGATAACCGGCATAATGTATCAATTCCTTGTATCTATTAGGTGATGGTGTGGCAGTAGCGACAAACCTGTACGGTACTTCTGCAAACAAGGGAAGAAACTCCTGATAGGTCTTAGTACCGAAACCACGCAATACACTCGCTTCATCTAATGATGTTACGGTGAAATAGGAAGGTTCTATTCTTACCCCCTCTTCACCGTCACGCACACGTTCGTAGTTTGTGACCATGATGTCAGTCGGGCATATCATCACATCAGCCATAGTTCGTACATAGGTCACTTTCATGTGCAGATGTTGTTCCGCTTGTGTAAGGAACTCAACTACTACACGCTTGGGACATACTATCAGCCCTTTGCCACCTTTGTGTTTCAGAACTACCCGAAGTATCTCCAACTGAGTAACGGTTTTCTGCATACCGAAACTGGAGAATATCGCACGGCAACCGCCGGACACCGCCCAACGAACAGTATCTTTCACATGGGGATATAGCGACGGGGTTAATTCATCCGGATTGACTTCAAACCCGGTCTGACGACTGATGGCCATCTTGTCTTTTAAAAATTCTATATATTCTTTCATTAAGCTACTTCTTTTAATTTCTTCAACCTTAAATCTCTAAGTTTTGCACAAAGCGCTTCGGTATTCTTCTTTGCTTGTGTAACCTCCACTGCATTCCCGATAAACTTCTTTTGGTCAGCTTGTGTGCCTATTAAAACATAATCTTCAGGGAATCCCATAATCTTTTTGAGTTCCGGAATACGCAACATCCGCATTTTTATATCCACTATGCCGTACAGTGCCATGAACTCCTTTATCTTCAAGGTCATAGGACTATCATTGTCGTAGATTTCAATCGCTAACCGCCCACTTTCCGTTGCTACGAGATAAGGAGGCATCTTATCCATGCGGGCTATTAATGTGAAGCAGGGGCTATCAACAGAGCCGCCAGCACTGTTGAACTGTGGATTCATCAGATAGTGCCATTTCCTGTTTGCGGTAATGGTCTGGGACGGTTCCTCTATACTACTACCTACATTTGAGAATGCAGTATTCATTATCCACGGCTGGCATGTTACCAAGTTTTGTTTCGGTGTTGTGGTAACAGCGGGGCATGGCGAGTTTATATCAGACACCTGACCACCTCCAGAATATTGATTCATAAAAAATGGAGATACAAGGGAAAGTCTGTCTTTCGTCAGAAGTGTAGGACAAGGCTGGTCAATATCCTTTCCTGTATCCTTAAAGTTATAAGAACACATAAATCGGCTCTCGATTAAAGCCATCCTGTCCTTCGTTGTGACCGTTGGAGCTGGAAGCTCTACCGAATGATTATGTCCATTTCCATAATAAGCAGAGATAAAAATATGGTGGTCTTTGCAGGTGATTGTACCTGCCGGTTCTTCTACGGACACATTCTTGCTTTCGGGATGTCCGCTGAACTGTTTGGAGAGGAAACTTACCTGTACCTTTGCAAAGCGGTTTTCAGTAGTCAACACTCCGCATGGTTCATCAACAGATTTGCATGTGTCTTGAGGGCGAACCGTATTGTAACGGGAAAGGAAAGCATCCTTTCCTCCGGCTACAAACTTGATAAGTCCAGCATAGATACGTTCAAGCGTTTTCTCTGCAAGAGGCTTTTCCCTGAAGATGGTAGTTCCTTCATCAGAGAAATCAAGCACATCCTTTACCGGCTTCCACTTCTCCAGCCGCGAGAACATATCTTGCCTACCACCTTTACAGTGGGTCGGTTCTGGGAATACTATCGGCAAGTTCTTTTTAGCAAAGATACCGAAGAAGCGTTTTCTTGTGGTATAGGCGCCGAAGTCGGCAGCATTCAGGATACGGTGTTCAAAGTTGTAACCGTACTTCTTGACATTGCGTACCCACTTCTGATAAAGCCTTCCTTTATCCATGCTGATAGGTTTCCCATTCTCATCCATATCTCCCCATGACATAAACTCTTCTACATTTTCAATCTGAATGTAGTCAGGGTCTATAACATCAATATAACGGAAGAGATGTTCTGCCAACGTCCGGCTATCAGCATCTCTCGGTTGACCGCCTTTAGCTTTCGAGAAGTTAGTACACTCCAAAGAAGCATGAAGCATTATCATCGAATCAGGATATAATTCACGGATACGTTCAACAATAGTATTTATCGGTGAAAGTTCCAGTGTACGAATATCCTCAATGAAATGAAGTGCATCAGGAATGTTGGCATCATGTGAAAGGATAGCATTCTTATCGTGATTCACACAGCAAACGACTTTTGCACATCTATTGCCATTTAAACGGGCTTCTTCCACGCCTTCCGACAAACCACCGGCCCCACAGAATAGGTCTATGACAAATAATTCAATGTCGGACAACCCTTCTAAGTTGCATAATATCTCTTTCAATGATTTCATAACTCAATCTCCTTCGGTTTCCAGTCATTAGGAACTTTCGCCCATTCTCTGAAAGCACTGTCGAATCCGTCCAAATCGGAAAACATATCCATCTTGGCAGTATCGGTAGTGACGAGGGTAGCGAACTCTTTGAAATACTTGTCAGCAACTCTAACAAAGTCGTTGTGCAGCTTCTTCAAGTCTCCAAGCAGAAGACCATTTTTAGCAATTAAATCACTCGCTTCCTCTACTAAGTTATTGGCTTCACAGTTCAGCAGGTGTGCAGCGGATAGCAACATGTTCATTCTGTCAATGCTGCCATTGGCTACGGCGGCGTCAATTAGTTGTTTTCTTGGTTTCATAATCGTGTATCTTTTTTCATCAGTCACAAGTAAGTCCTTAAACAATAGTCCGCTATCCAGTAGCAGACAAAATAAAAAGCGGCATACGCTGTCAGGATTGACAGAATAGTCGCTATCAGTTTTATATCTTTCATCTTCGGCTTTCCCCCTCGATTTTTATCACATTAAACATCTCTTTCACCCGGTCGGCTATATAGGCTCCATACCGTTGAGATAACTCCTTGTCTGGGTCAAGATTGGTAGTCATGTGGGTATAGAAATTATATCGCTGCTCATAACGGAGTTGTAAAACGGTCTGAATGGCATTTATGCCCGTACCAAAGTGTTTGGCATCCATAGGCTCCCGTCCTACCTCGTCAATGGCAAGATTGTGCATACATGACCTATCTGTGTATAGGTTCAACCCGATAATACCTTTCTCGGCAAACTGTAAGGCAATCTCGGCAGCACTGGTAAACTGAAAGGTCAATCCAGCATCCGCGCCGCCAATACAATAACGGGCGATTTTTGCCGCATAGTTCTGTAGCCCTTTCAGCAAAGTGGACTTGCCCACTCCGATAGAGCCGTGTAATAATAATCCCTTGCTTACATCCAATACTCCGGGAATCCCCCAAACCCATTGATAAAGGGCTTTCAATAATTGGCGATTACTATCATCAACCATAAAGACTGGCGAGATTGTTTTCATAGATGCAACGAGTTGATTACGCCAATATATGTCAGCCTGTTCCCTGCTCCATTGCTTCTGATTAGCCTTATTTACCGAAGACGATTGATTGGATGCCGGCGGAGCTTTTGTCCGGTTCTGTATCAGTTTTCCGATTGCTTCCATTTCTCGCTTGAGATATAATTTCATTAAACTTAGAATTGATATTAGTTACGCTGAAGTTATCAAATATCCATCCCTCTTTAATTGAGGAAAGAAGATACTGAAGGGCGTACAACAAAGAATCATCCGAAACATCCATCTGTTTCTGTTCCCTTTGAAATTTGAGTTTATTCAATAACTGAGACATGGCACCTGCATCTTTTGCAGTCCAGTAATAGCTATTAGAAAAAGTCTTTCTGAAATACTCCTCAAAAAGAAAGCGGGCTTTAGAATTAATTTCCTTAGGTTCACTTTTCTTCCTACCTCCCCCTTTTAAAGGGGGTGAGGGGGATATACTTTTCTTTCTCTTTACTTTTACTTTACTTTGTTCATTATTGACATCATTAATTGAATTAATTCCGTCATTAATTGAATTATTGACATCATTAATCATATATTCGGGAATTAGCTCTGTTTCTTTTCGTTTATAAGTAGCAAGGAGAAATCGTTTCTGTATTCCAAAAGAGGTTAGAACATGATATTTCTCATAAAGTGTGTTGTCGAAAAAGCCGACTTGTAATGCTTTTATCAGTACTTCCTTTACTGCGCCCTCGGAAACCCCAACTATGTCAGCAATAACAAAAGGCAAATCTTCATCCCACACAATGTAATACCCTTCATCTTTGTAGATATTACACAGCAGGCAAATAAGTATAGAAGCAGACTGGGAACCGCATGCTCTCGAAATCTTCCTTATCTTAACATCTGAAAAGAAACCGACATCCATAGGGAAATAATCTATCCCTTGTTTGGTAGGTCTACCAGCCATATTGTTTTGATATTAATACGCATGAATACAGTTTCTTTTACTATCCGCAACAAAATGTTTATTAAAAAGATTACAATAAACCACTCTGGGATTATCCTTAGAGACAGAAATGAATCTTCCTCTCTTACACTTTGCACATGTATCCGGTCGGATTACCTGCTTTTCATTTTTCTTTACCATAATTTAAAATCTTACGTTGGTTAATTGTCTGCCATTAGAATAGACCGCCCATTTACCGTTACCACTGTCGTGTAAGCGCAGGTTTGCTACCTCACCGAAGCGGTTGATGTTACCACAGAGGTCAACTATCCATCCACATTCTTTGGAAGGATGCGGGCGGATGGCACGACCGACTATCTGATACCACATAGCAAGTGACATTGTAGGACGTGCCATAACAACTGTATCAAGTTCCGGATAGTCAAAGCCGGTGGTTAATACCCCGACATTCGCCACTACCGAAATTTCACCAGCCTTGAATGCTTCAAGTATCCTTTCGCGCTCACCTTTTGGGGTATCACCCGAAACGATTGCGGCTCCGGGTATAGACCAGGTAAGCCGCTCCGCTTCTTTCAGAAAACGGGTAAAGACTAAAATACCTTTCCGTTTTCCTCCGGCTTTGGGATTCATCAGTCTTTGGACAATATGAACGAGATAGCCGTAAAAGTCTATCCGTTCATATTCTCTTTGAACTGACCTATCTGTATAGTCGGCACCAGTAGTATTTACTTTCAAGTTAAGTTCGTTCCATCCCGAAGGATTCATTGGATAGTAATTCAACTTCGCCAAATAGCCCATATCTAATAGGGTTGATACCTGTACATGATAAATGACCTCTGAAAAGACATGAGGCTTTGTCCGAGTGATGAATTTCAGCATAGAACCAAAGTCACGGCTGGAACTTAAACGATACGGTGTAGCTGTCAGTCCAAGAACCTTACACTTCACCGCATCAAAAAAATCTTTGTACATACCCTCTTTAGGGTTAACAAGGTGGCATTCGTCCACGATGATGTTCTTGAAGTGGATGAACAGTTCAGGATGGTTCTTCACGCTGCCTATGGTGGCAAATGTTATCCGGCTTATCTCCTTTGAGTTGAATGAAGCTGAATAGATGCTGCAATCAAGAATACCGTATGAACAGAGTTTCTTGAAATTCTGTTCGAGTATTTCCTTCGAGGGCTGGAACACCAAGGTATGACCGTCAAGCCTTGCGGCTATATCCGCTATGATAAGCGACTTTCCGCTGCCCGTAGGTAACACCATAATGGCATTTGTTTTCTTCGCCTTGTTATTGAAGAAAGAAACGGCAGCATCAGAGGCTTTCTGTTGGTAATCACGTAGTTTGTACATATATATCTTCTGATTTAATGATAAAAGGGGAATCCTCACTAAGTTTGGAAAGAAATGTCCGGATTATATAAGCCTGTTCCTTACTTAATCCAACCGGAGAGAATGAACCATCATCATTCTTTATCATCATTACGAATGTCCCCGCTTCCAAGTCCTTCATATTCCTTTCTCCTTACTTAGTTTATCTCCCAAAGCCTTGTAATACTTCGTGAGTTCGATTAATTCAAAATCAGCCCACTTTTTTGTCTGTCCGGCTTTCCATGCCAGCTTGTCGAAGCGTTGCTGACCGATTTTAGCTTTCAGATTCTTCTCATATTGTATCAGATGGTCTGCACTGAAACGGTTGCAAGCTCTACATTCGGCATGAGCGTTGTCTTCGTCAAACCTCGTAGCCATGTGGCGGCGTGAGTGATAATGACCGCAATCTGCCTGCTCGTATGGTTTTATCTGACCACACGAGATACAGCGGAAATACCCGTTTGGCATACAATCACGAAGCCGGATATAGCGGCTGAAAACTTTGTCGAGTTTGGCTACTAAATCCGGCTTCTTCTTAATTTTGATACCTGCCTTGTCGAATAACGGTAAAGGCTTTTCTTTCTTCTTTTTAGGTTTCTTGATATAATATGGCATAATTCATAATTTTAGTTTGTGGTATCGGCAGGATTCGAACCTGCATGAGCTTTCTGCTTTGAGTAACCCTTCCGGCTGGGTAAAGCTCCAGTACTCGTCGTGCGTCTACCAATTCCGCCACGGTACCAAATGCCCGTCTTTCCGGGCTGTCAGTTATACTTCAACGATTACGATGTCAGGTGCAACAACTTTGATTGCTTCAATCTGCTCGTCAATCACCTTGTTTTTATATTCCTCAATGGCTTCATTTGCGCCAGCCGACACAAGAGAAAGGGAAACATCTCTACCGTCTACATCCGCGTAAATCTCAACCTCTATTTCTTCGCAAGAAAAACCTTTAAAAAGAGGAATGTTCAGTTTGAAGGACTTGGGCAAATTAGAATCAACCACCTGCGAGTAGTTGTCAACTTTGCTGCCGTTTTCCTCCTTGCTGCGCTCAATGTCTTGGTTTACCTTTGCTTTGAAATTCTTCAAAGTAGATACAAGCATCATATTCTGTGACTTGTCAGTAAAGAAAGCACGGTGCATTTTGATGAACTTAGATAACTTGATGGGTTCCCATTTCTTTTCAACGTTGATACCAAACTCCTGCATTTCTTTTGAAGGCTGCAAAATACCGTTGATTTCAGTCTGATAGTAACTGGTTTCGTCAATCGTCAGAGCCATCCTCATCTTATCACGGTTTACAATAATGTTCGTCGCTTTCTGGTTAATCAGTTCGACACGTTTCTCCAACCATCTGATAGGTGCATCTATCGTTCCATTGATAACTACTCTTTCTGGTTCTTTTGGGTCGAGTGCTACGGGGGCTTCTCCCTCTCTCAATACTACTTCGATAGGTTTGCCGTTATAGTCTTTCGGCACAACCAAGTTAATTTTGTTTTCGCTCATGATTCTGTTCCTGTTTTACGGTTAATACTGAATACTGTCTTCTGCATTTCTTGCGGCATAATCGGGCGGCTATAAACCAGCTCACCCAACTTGTTATAGAATCCTGCCATCTTTTCCTCATGGTAGAGAATTTTGGCACATTCTTCATTTTCCACAAACTCAGAACCTCTCTTGATGTGGTCCAGAAGTTCCTGCTTTTCTTCATTCAAAGGCTTCAGGCGTTCTTTGAACTCTTCCATAGCCTCTTTCTTTTCAATCTCAATATCATTGATGGTGATTGATACCTCGGCTAATGTTTCTTTCTTTTGCGCCAATTCTTCGGGTGTGAATCGGTGGGTATAACCGATTTTCTCTACTGCATCGGCATTATCCTGAAGGAACTGCCAACGTTCCTGCTCAAGGATGTCTTGTCCTAAAAATTTATCCATAAATATTTTACTTTTGGTTATTATTCTTCAACCATACTTCATATTCTTCTTTATAGAAATCAGGAATAATCCCTTTGCGTTTAAAGTCGATATAGTCCTGTACCATACAATCATCCCAGTCAACTCCGTTGTCGGGTACATCTTCCGTTTCTGATGTACAAAGAGTGTATTCAAGTGGATTATACCCACTGTTGAGCCCATATTCTTCAACTATCTTGATTACATTTTCATCGGTGGTTATTTGTTTGATTTCACTTTCAGCCACACACCCGGATATTTCAGAGTGTTTGCCAAGTACTTCACCGAAATAAACACTGATTTTGTTATTCACTAAGTATTCGACATCTTCTGTATCTGCAATAAATACTCCTTCAAGATTGCCCATTCTTCCGCAATCGAAGTCCATTTTAAATAATGCTTTCATAACTAAATAAATTCTTGATTTCTTTGTATTTCCTGCTGGGCGTATATCAGCATTTGATGTTCATTTGCAGCCGGCAGATAGATACCTGCCACTGAGGCACTCCAATTACGGAAACGGTCAATACTCAAAGTCATTTCACCTGTTGTCAGCTCGGCAGAACTGCGCAAATAGGTTACTTCATTGCCTTTCTTGTTGACCGTCTTACGTTCAAACAAATCACGGTTGCAAGTCCTCTTATAAAAATCAATTTTTGCTTCGTCGAGACTGCAACCGTACTCACTACCGAAATACCCTAAAAGAAGATGCAAGTAGCTGTTTTGGGCAAGCGTGCGGTTAGGTAGTTTCTTTTTCACTTCCACCACCGCACGTTCACTAAACAGCTTGTTTACATACTCCTTGAACTTGGGTATTTGATATTCATTCTTCAAGTCGAACAACATACGCTAAAAAGGTAAATCGTCCTTTACATTGCCATTAGCATCAACCGGAGGCGGGAAATTCTGTGGCTGTTGCTGATAGGTCGACTGTGGCGCTGGCTGTTGTACCGATGTTGTTTGTTGGGATTGCGATACACCACCACGCGCATCTATTTTGTAGCACCGAATAGATGCCATACGTTTGAGTTCTCCGTCTTGATTCGTCCAAGAACGTCCTTGTAAGACAAATGATACAGTAACAACATCACCCTGATTAAAGCGGTCAAGTTCTGCACACTTATCGCCTGAAAACTCTAAGGGAATAACATTCTCATATTCGCTACGCTCTCCCGTATAAGGGTCGTAAGTGGTAGCATCTAAAATGAACTCCCGTTTTGTAAACGAGGAACCACCATTTTTGGATGGTATTTGAACAGTTTGTCCGATTTCGGTTATCCGTCCGGTTATTTGATTTGCCATAACCTAATATTACTGGTTCTTTTTATTACATATTGCAATCTCCACACATATCCACAAGGGAATCAAATTCTTCTCGTGAGTATTCAAATCCATTGATTACGATTACCTCGTTACCATTTTCGCCAAAATAAACTCCATCATTCATTTCCAAAGATTTTAGTGTCAGTTATCAATTCTCTGTTTTCTTCCAAGAACCGGACAAACTCTTCACAATGGTTAGTGAGGATTGGTATATCACGTTCAGGATTGAAAACGTATGTTTCTGTATAGGTATCTACCACATAACCGCCTTTGTTGAACTCTACAATGTTGTATTCAAATGTCCGCACATCCGAACCGTTCTTCATCAAAGCGTAAGGATAAACCAAATGTTGGTGATGGTCTTTGAACTTCCCTACAGTATAGCTTCCGGTTGTTTTGATGTCGTGGACGCTGGCCGGCATCAGCTCGTCAATTACCCCATAAACCAAAACATTGCCGTATGTGGTTGGAAGAATCGCTTCTACTCTTTGTTGGGTCAATGCCCCTTTGTAGTAGTTGGCAAACTCGCGGCAAAGGTCAATGTGAAAAGTGAAAGTGCGATTGTTGTAAACAGCTTTTATCCCGTAAAGTTTTCCGTCATCGTGATATGCCTTGCTAATTTCCATTATAGAAGATTTACGGTTCTCAATCATACAATCAATGATTTCATTGAAAGCCGTGCCACGGTCTGCCGCTTCACTATCAAACGGTTTGCGGTTAATACGGTCTATCAGTTCTTGAAACTGCTTCTGCCGAAACTCTTCTTCCGTACATGGTGGATTCTCACTCCACCCATAATAACGCTCATATATGACATCGCTATTAAGGTAATTGAAGTAAGAATCCAACAATGTTGCATATATACGATAGTTAGGCTGCATCTGAGTAGATTTTAGTTTCCTTATTGAATATCAGTCCCAAAGCCTTTACCTTTGCAGCAAACAAACTTCTCGCCATCATCAAAGAACTACCAACGTGTTCAAACTCATTAATATGAGAGGCGAACTCATTAGCGGACTTGGCATCAGTTATAAATTCGATACTTTCTTTGATTTCCTCTATCACCTTATCATACTTTTCCTGTGCCTCTTTCTTGGCTGCAAGCATACCCAAATACGAATTGATTATCTTGGCAGTGATAAAGTCGTTCTTTGCGGTTGGATTACCATTCTTGTCAAGGATGGTAGGAACTTCCATCACTGAAGGAAGATTGCAAGTATTCTTACCGTCATTTCTTGAAGTTGGGTCAAAAGTTATAGTACGTCTTTGAACGCCTCTTTCGCTTTTCATTTCAAGATAACCGAGCAAATCCAGTTCAGTAACGATAGAGTTGTAGGATTTTTCACGCAAGGCAGGGATAAACACCGTATCATCACCTTCTTTCCGTGTGTCGCGATGGGCAACGAAAATGATGTGCTTGTTAAGCCCCGAAAGTGTTCGTGTCATCCATGAAAACTCTGCATTGATACCGCTCCAATCCCTGATAGACGGTTGGCGGCTGCCACATTTATAAGTAATGATGAAATCCATCATCTTACCGATAGTATCAACTACAATGGTCTGATAAGCAGACAAATCCTCCTGCAAGACCTGTTGAACATCACTCCATGAAGTGACCTGTACGGTATCTATGTTTTCCAAATGCGCCATATTCATACGCTTAACGCCATTATCGAAATCCAATAATAACGGTTTCGGTGCGCTCAATGCCACTGTTGATTTTCCCATACCAGCCTGGCCGTAAATCATCATTTTCACTGTGGTAGGGATTACTAATTCATTTGATTTTTTTATAAGACTCATAATCGTAAATATTTAAAAGGTTAATCCAATTGTATCTCTCGCCATTATTCCGCTGACATTCGCCAGCGACAAGGCTTGTTTGATTTCTGTTTTTGAATAATAAAGGGGGGAATTTCGGCTTTCTCCTTTTCTGATAGGCTTTATCAGTTCTTTATTCACAAGTACATTGAACCGCTTCCAGTCTATTCGCATCATCCTTAGCCATTTCTTTACATCCCTCAATCGGATAAGGTCTTGTGCCGGCTCATATGCCTTGACCGCCTCCATATAACCAACCTGATAACTGTCTATCATAATGGATTGGATTTCTTCTATATTCATTCCGCCCTCCTTATTATTTCAATCCGTTCTACTCTTAATTCTCTTCCTCTTCTCATTTCGCTCTGTTCGTGATAAAGCGATAGAGAAAATATACATAGCAAACTATAAGCTACAGACATACGAACTGTTGGTGAAAAATCCATTGTAAGTTTCACACCGGCTATCCGTTCGTAAAGCATGGTAGCAAGCTCTCTCCCATTCCGTACATGCAATATATCAAAAGCCTTTTGCAACTGGTTGTTAATTGTACTAACCGCCCGACATTTGATATTGGCAATTTCCTTTTTCTCATACCCTTGCGCATACATCCGTGCTGTAACCTCGCATTCAGGGGTGAGTTCTGTAAATACCCGTTCCATAATCGTGTGAGCTAATGATTATTTCAGTCGTATAAGCGAAGAAAAACCTGGGCAATCTGTTTTTGATACCCTATACATAATGTCAAGTTTTCCTTTCAACTTCTTCGTGAGCCGTGCTTCTTTGTTTCTTCGGGCAGCTTCCATTTTTATCCCAGTGTGCCGAGAGTCTTCAAAGGGGATTCGATATATATCCCCAACCTTTATACTATCAAATAACTTAGTTGTCTGATAGTTCTCATCTACTTTAATTTCCTTTATCATACGCTTTAATTTTGAAAAAAATAGTGGTGATAGCAGGATTTGAACCTGCATAAATTGCTAAGTTTATTGCCGAGCAACGCGTTTCCTATTCCGCCATATCACCGGAAAAAGGTGCGCTATCTTCACAGACGGTACACCCAGTACAAACACAAAATAAAACACGACAAAACAATTTTAACCACCCGTACAAGGGTAAAGGGGTAGCTTGTACTCAGCATCCCTCACGGCTTTTAGTACGGTATAGCACTGACCTTTTCTGTGGTTGTTGCGCCCCCGATACCTTCTACGGATTCTACCACGTATCGAGACGTGAAGGGCTTATATTTAGACCTTTCAGCGATACGGACACCTGCCCCGCATACTTGACACCGTAAAGATGATTTTCGGTGCTGAAAGTAAAGTTCATTTCAAATCAATATAGCCTACTACCAGTCACCGCATCCCTGCTATGGCAGCTTCTATATTTCGTTATCTTGGTTAATCTTGTACGGCTTATGAATTACACCGCAAAGGTTTTCACATACTTGTCAAAGAACTAATCAATAGTGCCCTACCCGATTCTCGCTATCAGTTGCCGTTCAATCCGTCAATAGGGCTGTCGTGCGTGATATAATCGTGTGATTAATCATCATAAAAGAACTTCTCGCCCGGCTTTCTGAAAAGCCAGTAGCTTGCATACAAGCAGCCTAATACTATCAATGCCTCTATCATACTGCCATTCTATCAAGTTGAAACTCTATATAATCAATCTCTTCTTGAATAACCTCTAAGGCTTCTTCTTTCGTATCGGTGTTGCAGAAAACGCATGCCTCCGCATCAGACATTTTATCCACCTCTTCAAGTTCTTCACAAGCCTTATCTAAAGCCTTTTCAAAGGCATAAGCTTCTATACTATCACATACTCTATAGTTTCTCATATCAGGCAATTTTTAAAAGGTTAGCTTTCTTGTAGCATCTGAACTCTTGGCGTTCTGTGTCGAAATAGGTCTGGACTGTATCGTTCTTCTTTCTGTTGTCAGTACCAGTGATGGTAGGCATCAGCTTTTCATTTAGTGTACCGTAGGCTTCTCTTACAGAACCATCCACCTTTTGAAAGTAGAATTTCACAATCTTGCTTTTCATCTGCAATTTCAATTTCATGTTAGCCCAAGCGCACTTTAATGCTTCTGACATCGTGAAACCGTTCTTGCGAACGAACTGCCATGCAAGACTCATAACTTCGTGTAAAAAATTCTTCGTGCTCATAATCGTGTGATTTAATATGTTTATACTATTGCACCTTATTTGTAAGTTGCGTATCTTTGTATCGTTATCGTGATGCAAATATACTACCTTATCGCAATATATCGCTATTTATCGCAATAAAATATCGCTATATTGACAATATTTAACAATGTATGAGTAAACTAAATATTGCACAGTTGCGTAAATCCTTGAAAATGAATCAAGAATGTTTTAGAAAAGAAATAGGAGGAATATCACAATCCTATTTATCAGAACTTGAAACTGGCAAAAAAGAACTTACTGAAGAATTATATAATACCATAATTGAAAAATTTGGTAGAAATATTGTAATTCCTTTTATCGAGACCACATGCGATAATATCGCTAAAGATACACCGCATATAAAAGCTATTCATAAAAACTCAATACCTTTATTTGAGCTGGAAGCAGCTTCCTGTGGGATGCCTTCTGGATTTGAAGTTGCAATAGAAGCAAATAAATGTGATAGATATATAATCCCCGATTTAGCAGGATGTGACTTTACAATTAGAACATTTGGACGAAGTATGATTAATCGCCAATATCCTGAAAGAAGTATTCCTGAGCGTTCTATTATTGGTTGTCGAATTTGGAAAAGCCGCACACATATCCGTTGGGGGGAAGTTTATGCACTTGCCACCCCTGATGGAATAGTTGTGAAAAAAATAATGCCATCTGAAAAAGAAGGGCATATTAAATGCGTTTCCTTTAACGAAGAAGAAGGATTTATTCCATATGAATTGCCTGTTACAGAAATCCAAGATTGGGCTATAGTCATTGGAGTTGTCAATATCGTAAATTGGATATAATATTATGAAATTCAACCAATACCTTTGGAATCTATATAAAAACTCTCCGGAAGGGAAAGCTGTTATATCCAGTTTTTCAGACAGAAAGGAATGGATAGACGAGGAGCAACTTTTAGAACACTATAATCCAAGTATCAAAGACAATTTCAACAAGGAAATCATATGCGAAATATTGGAGGACTTTTGGTGTTATAAAGTCTCCGATTTTGAAAGTACAGAATATCCGTCACTTGATAAAGCCGAGGGAATATACGAAGAAATTATCTCTACAGGATTACGGATAGAGGATGAAGAAGTATTGAAGATAGGAGATTTCAACTTGATGCTTGAATACATCCCATTCCTCTCAATGGAGTTAAACTACCTACTTGGTGAATATTTCTTTCCATATTTGTACATTGACAGATTCTATGAACTCAAAAAGTTAGCCGACTATTTTGAAATAGAATTGCCGCCAATTCCCAAGAAGCCCGATTACAAAAATAGGTGCATGTATTATTGGGAACTATGCAAAGTGTTCTACTATTTCAGAATAGGAAACAACTTGACACCTGATGAATTGAGTGCATTCATGTACGATTATGCGCCAAATCTTCTCCACACAGAAGAAAAGAGTGAAATTCCCCAACCATCACAAGCATGGTTTATTGGTGGATTGATTAAAGGGTATGGCGAGCAATGGACTACCGGATTTTGGCAGTCAAACCAGGAAACGAAAAAGGGAGATATTCTGATTCATTACGAAACAGCACCTATTAGTGCAATCACTTGTTTGTGGATAGCACAAACCGATGGTATTATCGACCCGTTCTTCCACTATTACAGCAACACTTATATAAGTAACAGAATAGACATTCCTCACATCACATTAAAAGAGCTTCAGGAAGATGAATACTTCTCCAACCACCCGCTCATAAGAAAGAACTTTCAAGGAGTGAACGGATGGTCAATGAGTAGCGAAGATTATTCAGAACTCCTGCGAATGATAAAGGCAAAAGGATTTGATATAGATGCCCTACCAAAGCTATATACTCCTACACTACCCAAGAATGTAAGTATAGAAAAAGAAAGAGATGTGGAACTACAACTACTGGAACCATTGCTTAACTCTATGGGATGGTATGAGAACAAAGATTTCATTCGTCAATTACCAATACATGCAGGACGTGGACACCGGATATTTCCCGACTATGCTCTGCATTACGATAATAAGCCAGACGAAGAAAAAGCAAAGGTTTTAATCGAGGCAAAACTCTACATGAAAAATAACCAGGAAATAGAAGAAGCATTTTTGCAAGCTCGCTCATATGCTTGCCTCCTTGAATCAACTGTAATAATCCTTTGTGACAAACGGTGCCTAATCGTTTATGAGAAAAAAGACAGCTTTGACCGAGATAGATACAAAAAATACTATTGGGGAGAACTTGAAAACACCGACATTTTCAACGAATTAAAGAACAAACTAAATATTTAA